GCCCCGAGTTCGGCAAGGTGCTGCGCCGCCTGATCACCGAGCACCGGGCCGACATTGTCTTCGTCGACCCTCTCATGGCCTACTCGGGATGCGACCTCTCCGAGACCTCCGAGGCCTCCGCCTTCCTCCGCCACGTCATTCAGCCAATCCTCGACGAGACGGGCGTCATCATCGTCTTCATGCACCACACCGGGAAGCCGAAGTCAAAGGCCGACAGCGAGGGCCAGACGACCGCAGACCTAGCGTACCAAATGTTCGGCTCCTCCGAGATTACCAACTGGGCCCGCGAGGTCGCCACCCTCGTCCGCTGCCAAGGTGACGAACCAATCTACCGCCTCGCCCTGACTAAGCGCCGCGGCAGGGCCGGCCTGACCGACATAAACAGCCAGCCTTCGGGCCAGATTTACATCCGTCATTCCCCTAAGCAGGGTGAAATCCGCTGGGTACGCTCGTTCGCACCCACCCCTCCCCCTAAGGATAGCGATTACAGCCCCGCCAAGGGGTCGCCAAGGCGTTCGGACTACTGAGGGCATACCCTCACCGCCTTAACGGACTAAAACGCCTCACAAGTCAAATGCGACCCCTCCCACCTCCCTACCCCACCCCGTGGAGAAAGCCTAGGAGAAAGCATAGATGTAGTAGTACCCCTTACGGGGTACATACATACATCACGTTCACTACGCTCACTCAACCCTGCCTTGGGGGCAGGGCGTTCGCGGTGAACGAAAGCAACCAGCCAAGTCAGACCGCCCGGGTCGAGTCCCATGCCTAGGAAGTCCAGACGTCTCGGGCCGCGCTGGTCTATCCCCGGCAAGTTGGCCATGCGCGCTAGGTGGGTAGCCAACCGCGAGGCCATGCTCGCACGATCCAAGGCCGGCACCGAGGCCAGCAGGAAGACCCACGCCGACCGCCTCACCAGACTCGCCGCCCTGGTCGCCACTTGGCCGGCTGAGCTCACGATGCAGGACATCAAGGGAAGACTGGTGGCCGACCAGAACCTCAAGGGCCGTAAGCCTGACTCCCTCATCCGCCGGATGCGTGAGCATAACCTCATCGCCTTCGACGTCGTCAGCGCCAAGTGGCAAAACCTTTGCAGGGTTGCACCGCCCGCAAATCCCTTGAACCTATGACGCGTGTCCAGGCATCAACTGAACGACCTCTCGGCCCCTCGCTCCGACGCTCGCTCCTTCGACCGCTGGTTCTATTCCCTGCCCAAGCGGCAGCAGGAACAAATGCGGGACGCGAACGTCATCCCTTACCGCGAGATGGTTCAGCCTCGTCACGTCTTCGAGATCAACCCCAACCATCAGGCATGGGCGACCAAGCCCGAGGAGCCGCGTGTCGAGACCGATGCGTTCATCTCTCGCGAGCACGTCGGCCTCATGCTCAAGTCCTTCGTCGACGCGCTGGCCTATACCGACAACTTCCGATTTCGCCGGCACGTCGAGCTGACCCGGTGGGCGCTGGCCTTGCCTGGTTGTCTCTCGGCCCCTGTCATCGCCAAGATGTATGGCATTACGAAGCAAGCGCTGCACAAGCGGGCCGCCGCGATCCGCAGCGCCTTGCCCGTCGGCGACGCCGCGAGGTTCAAACCGAGCAAGCGATGAAAACAGGCCAATACCCCCCTCTAAGGAGTCTCCTACCCCCCCCGGGTCTCACGCGTGGTCGGACACCACGGGGGTTTTATACGGAAACCAAAAACGCCCGAAGGGGCTTGCCCCGTGCTGACTAACGGGGCGATGGCCCAAGCCCTGGGCATCTCGGCGCAGCGCGTCGGCCAGTTGAAACGGGAAGGTATGCCGATGGAAAACGTCGAGGCCGCGGTTGCGTGGAGGGAAGCCCGGGACACGTCGAGGCGCACGGCGCCGATCGTCGAGCTCGAGACGCTGACCGACCTGTCCCTCGAGGCAAACATCGGGACGCACAAGGCCCGCGTCGAACACGCCGGCGAGATTTGGGACGCGGCGATGCGGGGCGGGGACGTGAACCAGGGCAAGTTCCAGTCATCCTATAACGCCGCCTTCAAAACCCTGATTGACCTCGAGGCCGAACTTGAGCGTCGCCGCGTAGCGAACGCTGACTTCATCTCGGCAAAGGAGGCGACGGCGGCGATGCGTGACCTGATGGCCGAGGTGGTCAACCGCCTGGACAAGTTGGCGCTCGATTGCGCCGAGGGCTGCAACCCCGAGACGCCTGCCAAGGCGGTCAAGGTTCTGGAGGCTTGGGTTCGCAAGACGCGGGAGGACTTGAGCCGTGCGGCGGGCTGATCTGGTCGGGCTTGGTCGGGACGTGCTCAGGCCGTCGAGCGAGGGCGACATTGTCGCTTGGCTAGAGGCGAACGTACGGGCCATCCCCGACTCGCCGATGCCCGGGCCTTTCAGGGCTGACCGAACGCCGTGGGTACGGGACGCGCTACGGATCGCGGCAGACCCCGAGGTTCAACTGATGACCGTCCTCGCGAGCATCCAATCGGGCAAGTCCCTGTTTGCTCGTCTGCTGACTTGCTGGATTGCGGAGCACGCTCCCGGCCCGACGCTGTTGCTCCAGGCTACCGACCCCGAGGCAAAGGACTTCGCCCTGCGCTACCTTCGCCCGGTGTTTAAGAACTGCCCGCCGGTGCTGGCCCGCATGAAGGACGACGACATGGAGCGCTCGACGACAATCGACTTCGACCGCTTCCCCTTGTACTGCCGCGGGGCGTGGAACGAGGCGAACCTTCAGCGCCTGTCCATCCGCTACATCATCGGCGACGAGTGTTGGCTATGGCCGCCCGGTCACTTGCAGGAGGCGAGCGCCCGCGTGACGGCGTTCGGCTGGATGGGCAAGCGGGTGTTCATGACGCAGGGCGGGACGTTGGGCGGCAAGGGTGGCGAGTTCCATGCGCTGCACGACACGACCGACCAACGTGATTGGAACTTCCGCTGCCCGAAGTGTGATCACCTCCAGCCCTGGCTGTGGGAGTTCATCCGCTTCCCCGAGGAGGCGAAGGCCAGCGGGACGTGGGACTTGAACGCCGTGGCCGACGGCACAAAATACGAGTGCGCCGGCTGTCACGCCCTGCTCGACGACAACGCCGGGACGAGAGCCGACGCGAACGCCCGCGGGGAGTTTGTGGCTACAAACCCGCTGGCCTATCACGGCAAGGTCGGCCTGCATTGGAACAGCCTAGCGTCTATGTCGTGGGGCGAGCTGGGCGTCTTGATGCTCAAGGCTAAGGAGGCGGCAGACGTCTACGGCGACAACGATGGCCGGAGGCTATTCAAACAGAAGCGGCTAGCGATGCCCTGGCAGGAGGAGGGCGGCGAGATCGTGGCAGACGCCTCGGCCAGCGAGTACAACCTCGGGGACGCCTGGGAGGCGGAGGCCTACATCAACGGCAAGGGCAAGGTCGTCGACGCGAAGGATGCGCCGACGGGGAGCATCCCTTTCCGCACGATGGGGGTCGACGTTCAGCGCGGCCACTTCTGGGTGGTCGTCCGCAGCTGGGCAAAGTCCGGGCACAGCCGCCTCTATGCGTTCGGCAAGGTCGAGACGTGGGGCGGGGTCGAGGACATGGCCCGGAAGGCGAGCGTCCACAAGGCGATGGTCTTCGTCGACGCGGGCGACCAGACTTCAATGGTCTACGCCGAGACGGCGCGGCGAGGGTGGAAGTGCGCCCGCGGTTCGGGCAACGAGGACTTTGCGGTGACGGATCGGGACGGGAAGACGACCCGGCGCTTTTATTCCGAGCGCCAGCGCATCCAAGTCCCGGGCCTGAACGGTCAGCCGGCGGTGCTCGTCTCCTGGTCGAACCTTCAGGGCAAGGACTTGATGCACGGCATGAGGGTTAAGCGGCTGCATACGTTCCCCCGCAACGCTGACCCGTTTTATATCGAGATGATGTCAGCGGAGGTTCGCGTGAAGGACAAGCGCACGGGAAAGCCGATGTGGATACTTCCGCAGGGCAAGAAGGATAACCATGCGTGGGACTGCGAACTGCTTTGCCTTCTGGGGGCGGTGCGTTGGGGCATTGGCAGCCGCGGGGAGTCCGGGCCGACCGAGGCCGTGGATGCCGCTTGACGCAAGGTTGTCGGGTGTTTGTGTGTTCATAGGCCGCTGACTCGGGACTTGCGCGTGGGGCGTGGGTTGGAACAACCGGGTCAGCGGCTCCCCGTTGCCTTGCGGTGCAGTAGCAAATGGCATCTGGCATCTTCATCGGCCTGACCGAGGACGAACTTCTGGCGATCAAAGTCCAAGCCCTGGCTGACATCACGTCGGGCAAGGTGCTGTCGAGCTACTCTGACAGCGGCTCGTCGGCTACCCGGTCGGTGACCATGACCGCAAAGGAGCGCCTGTCGGAGGCGATGTTTGCCCTGAGCCGCCTTGACCCGCAGACCTACGGAACGCGGAAGACGGTTGTCTCTACCAATTGGAGCAACCCAATTGACGAATAACTCTATGCCCCCCCGGAAGACGACCCCCCGCAAAAAGAAGGAAGTGGCCGCCGCCAAACCGGCGGGCGCTCCTACGCCCCAAGCCTCCTTTGGCGGCTGGCAGAGCGTCGGGGCGACGCGGCTCCGTCGGGCTGTCTATAACGGCCCCGCCCAGGACTTGCGCCGGGACATGAAGGCGAGCGACCGTCTGACGATGGTCAAGCGCTGCCGCTGGGCCGAGCGCAATAGCGGCCTGTTCAAGCAGATCCTGAACGACCTCGTCCTCTACACCGTGGGCGACTCCATCAAGCCGCAGTCCCATGCGACCGACCCGGCGCTGGCTGACCGCTACGAGGAATACTTTGCGGAGAAGTCCAAGCGCATCGACATCACGAACCGCTTTTCCTTCGCTCAGGTTCAGCAAATCCTGATGCGGGCGATGGCCCGAGACGGCGACTCGTTTGCGGCCAAGGTGCGGAACGGCCTAGGCGAACCTAAACTCCAGCTCATCGAAGCCCACCGCGTAGGCGACCCGATGGATGTGCCGCCTCCCGAGAATATGCACGACGGTTGCATCTTCGGCCAGTACGGCGAACTGATTGCGTTTAACGTCTATCGCTCTGACGGCTCGAACCGCCAGATCCTGGCGCAGTCCATGATGCACGTCGTCGACCATGAGTACGCCTCCGGCGCCCGTGGCATCCCGCTGCTGCAACATTCCATCAACTCCATCCAGGACGAGATGGACATCCTCGAGCTCGAGAAGTTGGCGGTCAAAGACAACGCCGACGTGACCCGGGTCATCAAGAAGACGGGCGGGTTTATCGACGGCGACATGGCCTCCGAGCTCGGGGCCGGTTCGTCTTACGAGCACATCGCCGCCCGCATGGGTGGCAAGTTGCTGGCGCTCGAGCCCGGGGAGGAGTTTCAGTCCTTCACCTCGAACCGCCCGAGCCCGACCTTCACCGGCTTCCTCGCGGCGCTGGAGCGTGACATCAGCCAGGGCGTCCTGCCTTATGAGTTCGTCAACGACCCGTCGAAGATTGGCGGCGCGTCTGTCCGCCTGATCACGGCGAAGGCTGGCCGCGTGTTCGGCAAGTACCAGCAAATCCTGATTGAGCAACTTTGCCAACCGACCTGGGGCTACATCATCGGGCAGGGCATCGCCAACGGCGACCTGCCTGACGACCCGACCTGGACGACCGTTTCGTGGACGACCCCTAAGAGCGTGACGGTTGACGGTGGCCGCGACGCCTCAAACGACCGGGCCGACGTTGAGATGGGTCTTCTGTCCATGTCTGAGCTCTACGCTCAGCGCGGCCTCGACTTCCGTACCGAGATGAAGAAGCGGGCCTCCGATATGGTTCACATCCAGAAACTCGCCGCCGAGTACGGCATCCCCTTCGAACTGCTGTTCCGTCCGACCAATACCCCTCTCGGCACCGTTTACAACGTCGAGAAGGCGGAGGCCGCCGACGGGCCCGAGATGGAAGACGAGCCGGCCTCCCAAGAGGAGCCCGAGTCCGAAGACCAACCCAATTCCTAAACTATGCGCTTCCTCATCAACGGACTCAAGGGCCGCGAGCCCTTGCTCATCGACCCGGCCAAGGCCAGCGACCACGCTGCCCTGGCTGAGAAGTTCGGCTTTACCGATATGCTGGCGCAACTGTTCGGCGCCGCCCCCGAGGCCTACATCCTAGAGAACGGGACGGGTGTCATCCCTGTCGCCGGAGTGATCGGCAAAGGTCTCTCCCCTCTGGAGAAGATGATGGGCTCGACTGACGTCGACGAGGTTTCGGAGGCTATCGACAAGATGACCGCGAACCCTAGCGTCCAGCGTATCGCCTTCCACATCTCGAGCCCGGGCGGCACGGTCACGGGCGTCGAGGAACTGGCTAACAAAATCCGCGGGCTCAAGGTTCCGACGATGGCCTACTCCGACAACGAGATGGCCTCGGCTGCCTACTGGATTGGCTCCGCTGCCGACCGCGTCCTCGCGGCGCCGTCTGCCACCGTGGGCTCGATTGGGGTCTACATGGCCATCCCTGACTTCTCCAAGGCCGCCGAGATGCAGGGTATCAAGATGGTCGTGATTAAGTCCGGCAAGTACAAGGGCGCCGGGATTGAGGGCACGTCCCTCTCCGCCGATCAGGTCGAGAACTTGCAGGCCTCGGTCGACGGCATCCATGCGGACTTCAAGGCCGCCGTGCAAATGAAGCGCAAGATGGTCAAGGCCGAGACGATGGAGGGGCAGACCTTCAACGGCAGGCAAGCCGCCCAGGCTGGTCTGGTGACCGGGCTGGCTGACTCCTTCAACGC